AAGATTTATAATTCTTATTTGCCTTATAGTTTTCTATAGAATCTAAGATCTCATCAATTTGTTTTTTAGAATTGTCTTGTAAAAGCTTTTCATACTGACCATGTGTTATAGACAAATGCTCAAACGATCTGTATATATTTTCATTCTTTACATTCTTGTTACTGGTCTGTTGTTGGTCTATTGTTGGTCTATTATCGGTCTCTTTATTGGTCTGTACTTGGTACTTTGTATAGTTAACTACTTGAATTAGAGTACCTTTTCTTGTAGAATTAATGGTCAATTCATTGGTCATTTTTAACCTACTTAAAGATGTTCTTATTTGGCGTTGGCTTAAACCAAGCTCTTTACTTAGCAATTCACGACTAGTTAAAAAACTACCTCTATTTACAATTTTACCCCTATAGTTTTTATTTTTATGATTTGCTTTTAATAAGCAATG